ACAGGAAAAAGAGCGGGTAAATGAGCGGAAAAGTTAAAGTAGTTATTGGCGCTCCCTGCTCAGGCAAAAGCACTTACATAAAGAAAGTGCGTGGACCGGATGATGTAGTTGTCGATTTTGATTCGTTAGCTAAAGCGCTTGGTTCGATGGTTAGCCATAGATCAACCGGCGACATAAGAGAAGTGGCTTTTGCTGTAAGAGAAGCTGCGATACGAAGAATATTTCAAGGCTTAAAATCGGATGCTTATATTATCGACACAAGCCCTAAACAAGAAAACATTGCGCTTTACAGAAACCGACGCGTTGAGTTTGTTTTAATTGATCCAGGTTTAGAGGTTTGCTTAGAAAGAGCGCGTGAGAGGTCTAAAGGGACGGTTGAGAAAATTATGCAGTGGTATCAATCGCCGCCAGCAGTTATACAGGAAATGAATTTGATGCCAGCAAATGTAGACGATGTGATGCTCCATTCGGCGCAGCGGATACTAGAAAGAAGCTCGGTCGGTTCACCATTTAGGTTTATGTGAGGTAACTATGAAACATGTTCAATTCTTCACCGAGGCAAAGGTTGAGCTTGGCCGTATGGCTGACGAGGCAACCGGCGAACCTACTGGCGAGATCGAAGCAACCCTGACAACCTGGGGCGCAAGAGAAGGCGCAGACGGGCGCAGATTTTTCTACACGCCAGCAGCTTTTGAGATGTGGCACGAAGGCTGGATGGAAGCCGGTAGACCGTTGCCGATGTACTTTCAGCACAGCTCAGACATGATGCCCGTGGGCGAGTGGTCAAAGTTCGACATTACCGACGAAGGTATGACCGGAACCGGAAAACTTTTCCTGAATACGACGGCAGGATCGGATCTTTATACGATCATGAAGGAATCGCCGCGCATGGTCGGCGGTGTTTCTGTCGGCGCGTACGCTGACGAATACCAAATGGTCGATGAGAACGGCGAGCCTACAGATGATCCTGACAGCTTCTTTCAGATCATGAAAGGCGGATTGGCTGAGGTTTCGATTGTGATGAACCCCAACAATCCTAAAGCTGAGATCTCAAGACTTGAATATTGGATGGGGGATAAACCAAACCCCAGAACGATTGAAAAAGCTCTGCGTGATGCTGGGCTTTCTCGAAAGGATGCAGCCGCTGCATCCGGCTTGTTGAAGTCGATCATAGAGCAGCGTGACGCTGCCGTGACAACTTCTCAACCCGCTAATCCGAGTGAGTCGGACGCAGCGGTGAAACTGCTAGAAGCGCTCCAATACCGCGAGCTGCTGAAGGCAATCGCAACCCGATAAAGGAAATCATCATGCTTGAAAAAGTCATTGAAAAACTAGATGCAATCGAAGCATCTAACGCTGCAAAACTTGCTGAGACTGCCGAGGCTGTCAAGACTCAAGTTACCGAGGCTGTCCAGGCAGTTAAATTAGAAACCGAGCAAAAACTTGCCGCTCTTGAGGCAAAAATTGCCGCTCCATCAATCATTCGCCCGATCCACAAGACTGTTCGTGGTGAGGCAAACCGTCGCTTCCGCGATGTGCTCAAAGAGTACGTTAAAGGTGGCAATCAGGTCGAACGCGAAGTAAAGATCTTTGAATCGGTCGATCAGTTCGACGGGTACATCAAAGAGGCATCTGCGCTTACCGCTTCCGGTTACGACGTTGGTGGCCGTACTGCTTACGATCCCGTGTTTGTTGCTAAGCGTCTTGCAAACCCGATGATGGATCTTTCCCGCATCGTTGCAACTGACGGTTCAGCCTATCAGTTTCGCGTGAAGCAGGGGAATTCTGGCGCTCAATGGGGGTATACCGTCCAAAATAATGGAGCGCCAACAACTGAATCAACGTCGATCTGGCAAGTGATTCTCAAAGACTTGAACGCACAGTTCCCAATCCGTACTGCTGCGCTTGATGATATTGACGGTCTTGAGCCCAACGTTGTTGACGATATGCTGCTTGAGTTCCAGCAGGCAATGGCAACCTCGATGGTTCAAAACAACGATCAATCGGGAACCGGAACGTCGGTATCGACTGGCGGCGCTGATGGTCTGCGCGGTTTAGATCAGTATGCGGGCGCAAATGCAACCTACACGGGCGGTACAGTTTCCACGGCTTCTTTCGGAACCTCGGGAACCGCAACCACCAACGGTCTGCATAGCCTTGCAACGTATGACCAGCTCACTACTAACGCAAACACTGTCGGTGCAAATAACATTGTCTATAAAGACGTTGTTAACTTCATCTACAGCTTGCCGCAGCAGTACTGGACTCCGACCGCTCGCTTTATGATTAACCCAATCTTGTTGCAGGGCATCCGTGGTTTGGTTGACGATCAGAAGCGCCCAATCTACATCGACGGTCTGAGCCGTGATGATGGCATTGTTGGCAAGTTGCTTGGCTTTGATGTGGTGGTTAACAAGTACGTTGACAATCCTTCTCAGCCGACAACCGGCGCGGCTGGCACAACTTCTTACTATCCGATGTATTTTGCGGACTGGCAGTTGTTCCACACCATCGTTATGCGCTTGAGCATGGTTCTGCGTCGCTACGACCAGACGCTCCCAGGCTCGATCACGTTCTACGGCGAGACCCGCGCAGCCACATCTGTGCGCGATCCTAACGCTGGTGTACGTTATCGCTCGACCGGCACTGCGGCTTAATTTAAGAGGGCGAAAGCCCTCTCCCTTATGGAGAGACTATGAGACAGGTAATTTTAGAAGGGCTTAAGCAGGCTCTCCACGAGGGCAAAGCCACGGTGAACCTCGCTGAAGCCTCAGCCCTCACGGGCTCGGGCTCCGGCGTTGGTGGCCGCGTCTACAACGAAGATGTATTTGCAAGTTTGCGTTATTGGAACCCTTTCCGGGTTTACGCTAACCAGACGATGACAGCAGATTCGGATATTCAGTTCACGGTCAAGACGGGTAACGCTGCAAACAGCACAAACCCCTGGGGCTACACGGTAAACGCTAACTCAGGTTCGCCCAACATTGCTACGAGCATTTGGCAGCTTCCAATGCGCGTGATTTCGGCTCAGATGCCTATTCGCGCAGCGGCGATGGACGATATTAATGGATTAGATGCTGCTTTAGCCGAAGATCTTGCGATGGAATTTAGCCAGATCGAAGCCGCGTCGATGGCTGTCAATAACGATCAGGCAGGATCAACCACGACAAGCACAGGCGCAACTAATGGTCTGCGCGGTCTTAAGATGTACGCAGGAACAGCGGGTTCTACGGCGGCTTATGGTAGTTCAGGAACTGCTATTACCAACGGTATTCACACGCTCAACACGGTCGGCTATACGCATAGCGGCGGCATTGAGTGGGAAAGCCTTGTTGATGTTGCCAACGCTCTTCCAGGCCAGTTTTGGAGAATGCCCGGAACGGCATGGATGATGCACCCCACGGCACTTCAAACCCTCCGCAAATACACGCACGGCGGCAACTCCTATACGTTGGTTGAAACCGGCGAGGAAGGCGAAGGCCCAGGTGTCAACATCATGGGCTGGCCGGTTATTGTAAATCCGTACTTAGATGCTCCCGCTGTTGGCGCCTCTCCAATCTATCTTGCAAATTGGCCGCGATTTTTCTGGATTGTTGACCATTCAGAAATGACGCTGCAACGCATGGAACAGACGCAGCCTGGGACGATTACGATTTACGCTGAAAAGCGTTTGGTCTCGACTGTGCGCGATGTAACCGCTGGTGTTCGTTTGATCGGAACCTAACATGCCAAGTCAGCTACAAGGTAATTTCGGAGCGGGTTCTAGAAACCCGTTCAACTACTCGAAGGTCATTCAAAGTACCCGAGATCCGGTTACGCAATGGCTCACGCTCGACGAAATCACCAACCAGCTCAATTTGTTTGCGGATGAATCTCAGGATGAGTTTTTGTCGCAGCTTGAGCTGGCAGCTCGGATGGCAATTGAGGATTATTTAGGCGTTCCAATCTTCAATGTGACGTATCAGGCTTCCTATCTGATCTCGGGTTTGATGGCAGCTCCGGTTTCGCTAGATCTTCCCGAGGTTTCGCAAAACGGCGTGACGATCAACTGGGTCAAGTATTACAACGACCTGAACCCTCCGGTTCTCACGACGATTGCAAGCAATCAGTATTACTACGACCCGACAGGAAACAAGTTAGTTCTTTTCGAGGTTCCTAATAACGTTAACACCTACATGACCGCTCCGATGCTTTGCCAGTACACGCTACAAGGCAGTGTCATTGGTCAGTATCCCGTGGTCAAGCAAGCTGGTCTTATGCTTCTCACGCATTTCTACAATAATCGCTCTGCAATCTCCGAGGCTAAGCAATATCAGCTTCCGTGGGCGATTGACCAGTTGTTAAGACCATACAAAACTTTGGTGATGTGATGGTTTTACGCGTCGATCAAATCACCATCAACAATCTGACGTTTGGGCTTACCAATCTTGGTGAGCAAACAACGACAGAGACCGCATGGTTTCAGACGCGAGCAAAAACCAAGTCTGTGCATAACCGCATTCGGACGCTTGAGAAGTTTCGTCAGTACGACAACATGATTGAGTTCACCGTGAATTACACGCCCAATATGCGTACGATTTCGGATGCTCAAGAGGCTTACAGCATTTCCTTCCGAGACAAGTCTTGGCGGATCGCTGAGGTTTACGAGCATGATGATCGGCAGTGGGTGACGTTCACTTGCTATCGTAACGAACCAACGGTTGCAGTCTGATGGGCCAGAATTCAGCCGTTACTTATGCTCAAGCGATACAGGCGCAGCTAACCTCGGTTTGTACGCCCACGCCAGTTTATGCTGTGTTTAACCGCAACTTTGCAACCGAACCGACTTTTGTTACTTGGCAACTTAGAGATGTTCACCAGCCGGTGTATACAGGGCCGCAGTCGGTTAAGGGTATAGATCGACCTGTCTTTCAAGCGACAGTCTTTGCTCAGCAGATGGCGAACTGTTACTCGAAGGCTCAGCAGATTGTCGATGCGCTCCACGGCTATCAGGGAACATTTGGCGGCTTATTTTTTGTGGCAAAAGTAGACGTTGATTGGCTTTTCCACACATACGATAATGACAGCAAGCTACACCAGATTGTTTTGGATTCAACTTTGGACATTCCTTCGTGAGGTGAAAAATGGCTCTTCCCAACAAAGTTTTACCCGGCTTTTCAGCCTCTCTATACTGCCAGCCGGGGGCTACTCCAACTCCTTTAACCACCGCAGAACTTTCTACATATGCAAATGTTTCTGCAATTGCAATAGCTGGAAATCTTGTTCCGGTTGAGGCGATTCCCGCATTTGGACAAGACGATGCAGTTGCTAATTTCTCGGTCGCTGGCTCGCGTCAGTCTGACAAGATCCCAGTGCAATCTGCCCCAACTTCCATGACGGTTGTGGCCGCATGGAATCCAGCAAGCACAAATCTTCTTTTGCTTCGCGCTGACGCGTATAACGGAACCATAGATAGAACTTTTGTTATTGCCGCAACAGACGGTACTAACACTGTTTATTTTTCTTTCAATGGACGCGTAAGTCAATGGACAATTGATCCTGCTCCAGGCGCAGAAGCTCAGGTTACTTTCACGATTCACCCGCGAGGAAACCAATATGGATGGCAAAACAACACTTGATGATCTTGTAGCTTTGATGGCTAGCTTTCATGGCGATTTACACGCTATGGCAAAAGGGCATCCCTTTACCCTTCAAGAGGTGGATGCCGCCTTACAGGAAGCCAGCCCCGGCGGGGCCGAAGCCGTCTGTCTTTCAGTGTTGAGAGCCCATGCAAAGAGCGAGTGATGATTTGCTGGCTTACTTAGTCACGCAAGCCCAAACCGGTTCCAAAAACTGGTTTGGGTATCCTCAACAAAGGCTCATCAACATTAGCCTTTGCCACAAGATCGCGGAGAATCATGCGCCAGATATGACACCAGACGAAGTTGTTAATTATGTAATTCGTCTCAACGATCTAATCTTCAAAAAGATCGTGACCAATGGGAAAGATTGAGGTTAAGGGCTTCCGAGAGTTTGAGGATTCGCTTTTAGAATTAGCTCAAGAATTCGGCACGACCAAAGCCCGTCGTTCTTTACTTCCCGGTCTTAAGTCTGCGATGGAGCCCGTAAAAGCGGCGATCCGGGCAAGAGTTCCTGTCGATACTGGGAAACTGCAGCTCAAGGTTCGCAACGGCGCGAAGGTTGCAACAGGCAAAGACAAAAAGAAAAAGTACCTTACCCGCGACACTATTGCTTTTGGGTTTGTCGACGTTGGTGTTGGTTATAAAGATGCTAAAGGTGAGTACAGGCCAGCAGCAGAGGCTATAGAATTTGGTACGGCAGAGGTTCCTGCTAGACCGTTTATACGAAACAGTTTCCAATCAATGGCAAGCTCCGCGCTTGATCGGTTAGCGTCTCTCATGAGCGCTCACATGGATCTTTGGGCGGCAAAACAACGAGCAAAGGTTAGAAAATGAGATTACAAGACAAGTTTGGTTCTTCGTTCCAAAGGCAGAAATACGCAGACATTGATTTTGCTGGTCATGCGCTAAAGGTCTATCTTCCCACCAGGAAGGAAATGCTTGAGCTTGAGGGCAAGATCAAAAACCCTCCTAATGCTTTACTAGAACAGGAATACATAAAGCTAGTCGATACGTTTGAGAAACTCTACAAAATCAATAAAACTGTAGAGGTTGAGCGTAAAGACGATGATATTGTGGTTGAGGGTCGAAGCCTAAAAGAAGCATCACGGTTCAAAGCCCAAGAGATCATGCGCGAAATTGCGCTAATCAACTTAGTCGGTTTCGAGGAAGGGCAAGAGCTCTTTGCGCTTTCGTACGAGGATATTTCCGAAGCCTTCTCTCCGGCGCAGATTAAGCATCTGACAGAGTTGATCGAAAAGGCAGTAAACCCAGACTACAAGGAAGTCGAAAAAAACTAAAGCGGTCACTATATCGGCAGATTCGGGCGGCAATGATCTTTAACGGTCAGTCTCCCGAGGTCATAGAAAGCCTTGATGTAGTGACCACGCGAGAGTTAGAATTGCTGTACCGCGATGGCATGATTGGCGCGAGACAAAACTTAATGTTGATCTCGCATTTGATGGCGATTGTTTATAACGCGTTGTCTAAAAACCCAATCAAGAGTCGAGAGTTTTTCCCGCATCTGGAGGAATATTTCATCCCTCCAAACTACATGACAAGACAAGAGCGAGACTTCCTGGCGTTTACAAGTCTGCCGGGTTTCAAGTCAGAGTTTTTAGACATCTTAGGGGGAAACAATGGCCGGTAAGCTAATCGCAGCCCTACAAGTCGCGCTAGGTCTTGAGAGCGCAAAATTCGTTCAAGAGATCGACAGGGCCAAAGCCAAAACCCGCGAAATGCAAGTCAGTGTCAATTTGCTTGGCACTGCGATGGGGGCGTTGCGTCATCCTATGTTGCTTGCCGCCGCCGCTGCGGGAGCATTTGCAACTTCTTTTTTCAAAGCTGCGGATGCTGTTAACGACTTTGCTGAAGGCTCGGGTCTGGCGATTGAAGAGGTCTTAGCCCTTCAGGGCGCTATGGTTCAGGCTGGCAAGGAAGCTGATAACGCTGCACAGATGTGGGATCGCTTCTCGACAACGTTGGGCGCTGCCGCTGACGGTCAAAAAGAACAGGCCGATCTGTTCAAAGAATTAGGCGTAAACATTGCCGACGCTGGCGGCATGTTGAGACCTGAGATTGACATCTTCCGAGACCTAACGTCGGTTCTTTCCGGGATGAGCGCAGGCGCGGAACGCGCTCGATTACAAGTTCAGCTTTTTGGAAAGCAGTTTGCAAATTTAGACATTTCTAAGATTGACCAACTATCTCGAAACACCGATAAATTTACGGGCGAAGCAAAGCGCGGTGTTCAAACGATTGGTGATATTGGCGATGCCATAGACATCATGGTTGAAAAAGCCAAAGTCGGTTTTCTTAGTCTCGTTGGCAAGGCAAGAAATGCTTGGGATAGCGTCAAAGAGTTTCTTGGCTTTGGTTCTCCAGAAGAGCCCGCCGCCGCTCCGGTGGTTGGCGTTACGCAGGGCGGAAGGCAATCAGGAACTAGAGTTAAAGCCGTTAGGGATTCCGAGGCCGAGTCTCGCGCAAAAGCGCTTAAAAGTTACCTTGAAGGCTTGGACGCTCAGATTCTTAAACTAAAAGAAGGCGAAGAAGCCGCATTACGGTTCGAAGCCGCAAAGCAAGGTGGGCCAGCCGGTCTTGCAAAGATGGAAGAGATTATCCGTCTGCGCCGCGAGGAAGCCGAGCAGCAAGAAGAGATGCAGAGGCTTACAAAAGAAGCCAATCAAGAGCTGGCCGCGATGGACGATTTGCGGCGATTTAATCTTGAGTTAAGGCTGAAGCAAATTGAGCGTGAAATTGAACTAGAAAAAGAATCGGCGCAAGTTCTTAATGAGGTTCAAGCGCAAGCCGAAATCACAGCCAACAAAGAACTAGAAGATATGATGGAAAAGAAAAAGGCGGCAAGCGAAGAACTAGATCTTCTTGAAGATATACGCGATGGATATAAATCAATCGGCACAACCATTGTCGAGGCATTTATGTCTGGCAAATCGGCAGCAGATGCTTTTAAGTCTGCCCTTTCCTCTTTGCTTCAAAAGCTGGCTTCTCGCTCGCTAGACAAATTTTTAGACGCAATCTTCAAATCAGATATGAAGGGCGCTCCTTCATTATTTGAAAACTTTATGTCAAATATTCCCGTTCTTGGAAGCATCTTTAACAAACGAGCCGGTGGCGGCCCGGTTAACTCTGGCGCTCCGTATCTTGTGGGAGAAAGAGGGCCGGAGCTATTTGTTCCAAGCATGGCCGGACAAGTTGTTCCGTCTTACGCGATGAGCGGAACATCAACAGTCAATAACTACAACATACAAGCAATCGACGTTAAGTCTTTCGAGGAAAGAATCATGGGCAGCAATCGAGCGGTCTGGGCGGCTAACTCCTACGCCCAGAAATCACTTTCACCGCGAGGCAGAGCATGAGCTTCCAAACCATTCTAGACATCAGCCAAACGATTACGGTTAACAACCGGCGGATGGTCGGCCAGCAATACTCAAGATCAGGGCAAGTAAGAACGGCGCTTTACGTTACATCCGTTCCTTGGGTGTTCACAGTCAAACCACATTCGTTTCTTTACTATCCCCAGGTTCGAGATGTAATCCAGACGATTGATAACCTCGACCGACAGACAGCGGCGACGATTACATTTAGTTCTACAAACCTTCAGTGGTTTACCGTTTATCAAGGTGAACTAAGCGGAGCTCAAGCGGCAGCACTAACCCTTGCATCATTACCGGCTGGAAACGCTACACAAATTGCCATAGGTAATCTTCCGGCGGTAAGTAGCACCACAATCGTGTTCAAGGCTGGCGACTTCATACAGCTTGGCAGTTACCCCTACAAAATTACGACTCAAGTTTTAAGGGGTTCGGGCTCGACCGTTAACGCAACATTGCATCGACCAATTATTGGAACGCCGACAGTTGGTACGCTTACTGCGGTCGGATCTGCTTGCACGTTCTCAGTAGTCGCTGAAGTTTGTCCAACGTACACGCTAAGACCCATGACCAACGGAGCGTTTGTCGATTGGGATGCGGATTTTGTCTTTAGGGAGAATGTGCAATGAGTACCCCTATGGCAGCGCTTAGTAGCGCAAGTATTACCCACGGCGAATTTGTCAGACTTACAACCTCTACGGCAACTTATACATTTTGCAATGCCGCAGCTCCAGTGGTTGCGAATGGTATTTCATTCACTGGATTAGGTAGCCTTCTTTCTGTTGGCGCAGTCAATCGAGAAATTAAAGCGACTTCGATTGATATGATTATAGGGTTGATTGGCATAGACCCGACAAATGTTTTTTTAGTTTTGGGGTCTAACATCAAAGGCTCAACAGTAGAAGTTTGGCGCGGATTCTTTGACTCCAACTATCAGATCATTACAAGCCCGTCTACACAGTTCTTCAAACGCTATCAGGGCATCGTATCCAACATTTCGATCACTGAAGATTGGAACGATAACATTCGAAGCCGTACCGCTACCGCGTCAATATCTTGCACATCGTTTAGATCTATTCTGGAGAACAGAATAGCCGGCATCAAAACCAATCTTTCAACATGGCAACAGCGATACGCATCAGACGCAAGCATGAGTCGCGTCGCTGCAATCTCCGGTCAATACTTTGACTTTGGCGCTCCGCCGAAATCGGGCTCGCAGTCAGATCCGGGAACCGTTCAACCAGCGCAAGCAGACGTTAACGATATAAGTCAAGCAGGATGAGATACGCCACAAAATACGACATGCCTCATTTGATTGAGATGATGAAGGCATACGCAGACGAAGCAGGTATAGAAACACTAAAGCAAAACCAGAATGAAGGGCATGTAAAAACGCTCTTCTACGAGATGATAAAAGGCCGGGGTTTTGTTCTGATAGATGATCAGTTTCGAGGGTTCTTAGCAGCTTATGTAACAAGCAACTTTTGGAACAACTCAGTTAAAGAGCTTCACGAAGTTGGTTGGTGGGTTATGCCCGAATATCGTAATACAAGCGTTGGCGGAAAGCTTTGGCTGCGATTTAATAAGTTAGCACAAGATATGTTGGACCAAGGAAGGGTTCAGGTAGTGCTTACAAGTCTTATGCACAATAGCCCGGAGATTGACTACACACGATATAAATTTAAGCCCATGCAAGCAACTTTTTTCCGAGAGTAAAGAAATGATAGGCACACTTGTAGCTAGTTCTTTATTGGGAGCCGCAGCAGCGGGTACTGTTTCGTTTTTTGCTACAGCCGCAGCAATTAACTTTGCAGTTTCATTTGTTGTTACTCGGGTCTTTGGCTCCAAACCTCCGCAATCGCAAGATACTGGGGCTAGACAACAAGTTCCTCCGGCAAATAACAACTCAATTCCGATTGTCTATGGCGACGCATGGTTGGGCGGTACGTTTGTTGATGCGGTTTTGTCTACCGATCAAAAAACGATGTATTACGTCATGGCGATCTCTTCTATTTCGTCAGATGCCTCTGCGACGTTTTCTTTTGATACGCAAAAGTTTTATTACGGTGATCGCCTCATTACTTTTGACAACACCGATCAAACAAAAGTTGTTTCTTTAACGGACGGCGCTTCCCCACCAAATGTTGACGATAAGATAAACGGCAAACTTTATATAAGTCTTTACACATCTACTAACGCCGGTGTTATTACACCGATCAACGGAACTGCTCCCAACGTGACAATGGGTGGCGCAGATATTCCTGCTGCTTTACGTTGGCCGGCATCTGGTCGACAGATGAATGGGTTGGCGTTTGCGATTGTCAAGTTGGTTTATAACGCTGACGCGGGAACGACAGGGCTTCAACCGATTACGTTTTACTGCAAACATTACCCCAAGGGCGGGACCGTCGCGAAGCCTGGGGATGTTTGGTATGACTACATGACCGATACGCGGTACGGCGCTGGCATGACGGGATTGGTTGATTCTGCAAGCGCTACGGCTCTCAATACTTACTCCGATCAGACAATTACTTATACGCCAGCGGGAGGCGGTTCTTCCACTCAGGCTCGGTACAGAATCAATGGGGTAGTTGACTCTGGCAAACCCGTTTTAGATAACGTCGAGAAGATGCTTGAATGCTGCGACTCTTGGATGGCATACAGCGCGGCATCCGGTCTTTGGTCGGTGGTTATCAATAAAGCAGAGACTTCTTCATTCTCTTTTAACGATACAAATCTTATTGGTGAAATCAGAGTGTCTGCTGTAGACATTAACCAGCAGATTAACCAGATTCAGATTGAGTTTCCTTCTAAGCTAAACCGAGATCAGCCTGATCTGGTTTACATGGAAACACCGGCTGGGCTTTTGTATCCAAACGAGCCTCCAAACAGACAGACCACGACACTAGAGTTTACGAACGACTCCGTACAAGCCCAATACTTGGGAAACCGAAGGCTAGAGCAAGCGCGGGAAGATCTGATCGTTACGATCACTTCTTCGTATCCTGGCATCCAAGTCGATGCTGGCGATGTGGTTGATATCACAAACGCCGATTACGGATGGACAAACAAACTCTTCCGAGTGATGAAAGTCTCGGAGGCAACCGTTGATGATGGGAACCTTGGCGCAACGCTAGAGCTTTCAGAGTACAACGCACAGGTTTACGACGACGCAAACATCACCGCGTTCACCGCTGCGCCTAATTCGTCGCTTCCTTCTCCTAATTACTTCTCAAGCCTTAACGCTCCAGTTATTGGAGACATAAACCCTAGCGTCGCACCTCCAACATTCTCGGCTACTTGCACGATGCCAGCAGTTGGCAGGGTTACAAAAATAACACTGTTCTATACATCATCTGCCACGCCTTCCGCGACGGATTGGAAAACATGGGGCACATCTATTCTTTCTAATGGTGCGACATTTGGCAATAGCACGAGCTTTAAGTTCGACAGTATTAGCTTGGCTTCTGATAACTGGTACTTTGCTTTCTCTGTAGAGAATGATTCTGCCAAGAGCTCGCTATCTGCGACGAGCGCGGTCTTGAATTGGCTACCCACAACACCGGTCGGACCTACAGGGCCAACCGGGACGGGCGGGCCTACAGGGGCGCAGGGCCCTACAGGGAATCAGGGACCTACGGGAAATCAGGGCGCGACGGGGCCTACCGGGGCTTCTGTAACGGGTCCGACGGGAAGTACGGGCTTGATAGGGATTGCATTTTTGAATGCCTACTTAGTCCAGGCACAAACGGCAGCCGCACCAACATTTACAACGCCAACAACTGGTTCGGCTGTTCCTGCTGGATGGTCAGCAACTACTCCAGCGGTGGCTATCGGTCAGGTTCTCTGGTATATCCAAGGTCGCTACAACGCTAACGCTGTAACGGTTGACGGTGTGCCTGCTAACTCGACGGCATGGACAGGGCCAATCGCTGCGTCAATCTTCCAGAGTATTAGATCGGATAACTACAACGGGCCGACTCCTCCGACAACATCAAACTTTGGAACGGCTGGTTGGTATCTCGATCAACCCTCGGGCAACCTCTACGCAAATGCCGCGTATCTTCGCGGTGAGCTAGTCACGGGTGTTAGCGGAGCTCAGCGAATTGAAATTAACAAAACAGAAGCAAATAAGGTTGCTATTTATGATGCGTCTAATAATTTGCTTGGTTATTTTGGGGGCATAGGTACAGGTGTTTCTCCTCTTATAAGTCTTTCTCCTGGCCTCGGAACATTCAATATTGTTTATGGGGTTAGAACAGCATTGCCTAATCCGGCAGGAAGTCCTGGGGAGGCAGCGGCATATTACGCATACACGTTAGACTCAACAATCACAAGCGAGCTAGGGAGTTGGACAAACAACGGATCGCAAAGCCTAAGAAAGGGCGCTTACGGGGCTGTCAATTATGGTTATTTGGCAGAAGGGGTTTTAGGCTACTGGAATTCATCAACTTACAAAGCTGCGGGAAGGTTTTACAACGCTCAATTTCCGACAGAAGTTGCGATTGGTGACTCCGCTGGTTATGCAATCAATGTTATTAGTGGTTCGATCCGATACGGGTCTTACACGTTCCCGGCTTTTAACGGAAATGCCTCGCAATTTTTAACTGGTAATGCGACGTTTGCAGCTTTGGCAGCAAGCGATATACCAAATCTTCCTGGTAGCAAAATCACAAGCGGATTGATTTCGGAAGCGTACGTTTCAGGTTTTAAAAACGGATCTACAAGCGTAGTCGGGTTTGCTGGAACAGGATCGACAGCAACGCTCCAAACACATATTGGGTCAGAGAGTACAAACCTTACGACGGGGAACATGGTTTTTTACACTCTGTCGGGCAGTACTTATGCCGGCGTGTATATCAATCAAAGAGGGTCGACGGCTACTTGGTCAACCTTTACTTCTGATGCTCGCATGAAGGATGTATTGGGCGAGGTCCCTGTGCCTAATGCGCTAGAAGCAATAAAGGCAATTGGTAAACCGGTCATTTGGAAATGGAAGCACGAAGAATCAAATCCAGTTTGGGGCTATACAGCGCAGCAAGTTGGGCAAGGCTTGCCTTCAGCCCTGATTGAGTCACCGCTATTGCCAAACGGCGAATATCAAAAAGTCCCAGGAACAGAAGATCGCGTTCTTACTTTTGACAATACAAAATTTCAAATGTTGAAAGATATAGCTATTTGGGAACTTATTAACAAGGTTGAGGCTTTAGAGGCAAGAATTGCCGCTTTAGAAGCAAAATAAATTAAGGTGCTTGATAAAAAATGACATTAAAGATTTGTGTATACGCAATTGCAAAAAACGAAGAGCAATTTGTAAAAAGATTCTGTGATTCAGCAAAAGATGCTGATCTCATTTTGATTGCTGATACAGGGTCAACGGATAGCACTGCAAGCGTTGCGAGAGAGTGCGGGGCAACCGTTTACGATATATCAGTTAAGCCGTGGCGTTTCGATATGGCGCGAGATACAGCGCTATGCCTCATTCCTGGCGATTACGATGTTTGCGTATCTCTAGACTTGGATGAGGTTTTAGAGTTGGGATGGCGCGAAGAAATTGAGCGTGTCTGGAAACCCGAGACAACTAGGCTACGCTATAAGTTTGATTGGGGGCATAACATTCTTTTTTACTACGAAAAGATCCATCATCGAGCTGGCTACCGCTGGCATCATGCGGTCCATGAATACCCAAGGGCTGATTTGCGAATCAAAGAAGTCTACGCACACACCGACAAACTCTTAGTTTCGCACCATCCAGACTCTACAAAAAGCCGTGGGCAGTATTTAGATCTTCTTAGAATGGCAGTGAAAGAAGATCCGCGATGCCCGAGAAATGCTTTTTACTTTGCGCGTGAGCTGACGTTCTACAAGCTATGGGATGAAGCAATAACAGCTCTAAATGCTTATCTCAACATGCCCGAGGCTACATGGCAAAACGAGCGATGCTATGCCATGCGTCTCTTAGGGAAGGCTTACGACGAGAAACTGGAATATTGGCAAGCGTTGAAGTGGTTTAGAACGGCAATTGCAGAAGCTCCAGGAACAAGAGAGCCGTGGGTAGATTTTGCGATGTCTGCATACCGAAAGCATATGTGGAAAGAATGCTTTCACGCCTCCACGATGGCGTTAGAGATTAAAGATAAGGAATTGGTTTATACCTGTGATCCTGAAGTATGGGGATCTAAGCCTTATGACTTAGCAGCAATCTCAGCTCATCATCTTGGGCTCAAAGACGAAGCAATAAATTACGGGCAAACAGCTTGTGACTTATCGCCAGAAGATGAAAGGCTAAAAAACAATCTAGCTTTTTACAAACAAGCAATGGTAGAATCATAAAAAGACACGATAGCCATACGTTCTGCCGAGAGTGCTTAGCGAACGTCAATTTACCGAGTGAGGGAACATGGCCGTCTTTAGCAAGAACACGCTTACGCAAGTTAGCGGGTTTGACAATCAAATCATTGCCGGTGAGCTGGTCTACAACCAAAAGACTTACTGGAATCTGACGCTCAATAATTCCGATGGTACGCCACGCAACCTCACGGGCGCGACCATTACTAGCCAAATCATCCGCCGTCAGCTTTCAAACGTCAGAGACTCTCGATATGGGTTAACGTTTGATATAGCTGATTATTCGCCGCCGCCCTCTCCAATCAGTCTTACGATTGCAAATCAAAATCTTTCTGGCGGATCGTTTACTCTAGTTATCGACGAATCGGCGTGGTCTGTCGTTTCCACGGACGCACAGTTAGACATAAATGCTTCAAATCCAGTTGGTTTCTCTGGAAACATTACGGTTGCCATTCCCGCAAGCGGTTCAACACCAGCGCAAGACCTAATCATCTTCTTGCTGTTCTTGGTGAGATCGAATGGAGTAACGAATTGACTACGACAGTAACAGGCGCAAATCAGATTACGCTGGTCTTAGACCAAGGCGTAATTGGCCCCACGGGACCGGCGGGTCCAGCGGGAGGGCCGACAGGCCCAACGGGGCCGGCAGGGGGTGTTGGCAGTGTAAGCTGGACAGGGGGCATCGTTTCGATTGCGAACCCCACGACAAGCCCAGTATTTTCAGTGGCGGGAACTACCGGCGGTATACCTTACTTTGTTTCGGGGGCTGAGTGGGCATCTTCTGGAGCGCTAGGCACAAACGTTTTAACGGCACTGCAAGTCAATTTGAACGCCACGGGCGGCATAGTAACTAGCGATGGAGCCGCAACACTTACCAGTAAGCGAATTGATCCGCGAGTCAACAGTGTTGCTACGGCAAGCACTCTTACGCCTTCGATAGCGGACTATGACCAATATGTCATCACGGCGCTGGCATCAGGTCTGTCTATTTTGGCTCCGACAGGATCGCCGCAAAACGGCGATAAATTGATCTTCAGAATTCTCGACGATGGAACACCTAGAGCATTGACTTGGAATTCTGTGTATCGAGAAATAAGCACTTTGCTGCCAGCGGCAACGATTGCCAACAAAGTGATTTATGTGGGCTGCATCTACAATAGTAATAGTTCTTATTGGGATGTTATCGCCGTGGCTATTCAAACTTAAGGAATCATCATGGAAATTGCAAAATCTGTTGACATTGTTTCTAGCGACTTGATTTGCCGCTCGCAGTACGGAGAAGGCTTGGTTGCGATGGGCAAATACTTTGTCGAGTGTTTTGACAAAGATGGCAATCTAAAGTGGGCTGACGAAGCTCCTAATCTTGTTGTAAACGTTGGCCTGCAATACATGGCCGGAACGTCTTTAGACGGTGCAACTACCAGGATCACCGCTTGGTATGTTGGCCTGATTACGGGTCCGGGCAGCGGTACAACGTTTGCAGCGGGCGATACGCTTGCTTCTCATGCAGGATGGACTGAGAGCACCGCTTACTCAGGCACTCGACCAGCGGCAACGTTTGCAGCGGCGACGACAGCTAATCCTTCTGTCGTTACTAACTCTGCTTCTAAAGCATCGTTCAGTATCAACGCGACTGCAACGATTGCCGGTGCATTTTTGTGTAGCGTGGCTTCTGGTACGTCTGGCACATTATTTTCTGCTGCTGACTTTACCGGCGGTGATCGCTCTGTAGCAAACGGCGATACCTTGCAAGTTACCTACACATTCAGCTTAGCGGCGGCATAAAATGGCTTTCGTTCTTGCTGATCGAGTTCAAGAAACGACCGCAACAACCGGCACAGGGACCATTACCCTTGCCGGTGCTGCCACAGGTTTTCAATCATTTTCTGTGATTGGTAACGGTAATACGACTTTTTATACGATTGCAGATCAATCTGGGTCGAATTGGGAAGTCGGGATCGGAACGTACACATCAGCCGGGACAACGCTAAGCCGCAATACGGTGCTTTCGTCGAGCAACTCAGGAAGTCTAGTAAATTTTGGCGCTGGCACTAAAAATGTGTTCGTGACTTATCCGGCAGGAAAAGCGGTTTATGGTGTGAATGGCGTTACTGCCGCAATGATTTGGGGATAAACATGGCTGCGCCTAATTTGCTCTCACCAACAACTATCACGGGTAAAACCGTGACGGTTAATTTGACAACCACTAGCGCGACATCTGTGCTTAGCAATGCCGCAAGCTCTGGTAAAGCCTTAAAGATCAATTCGCTTTACGTTGCTAACACCACGGCTTCCGCTGCGAACATCACGATTAATCAATATTCGGCAGCAGCGCTAGGCGGAACGGCGTTCCCAATTGCGTCGACGATAGCTGTTCCAGGAAACGCTACGTTAGTAGTGATTGACAAAGACGCTTATGTCTATCTGGAAGAAAACACGAGCTTAGGAGCGACTGCTGGAACGTCTAGCGCGTTGCAGATTGTCTGCTCTTACGAAGATATAAGCTAAGGAGCCGACATGCCTAGAGGTAACGGCGGGGTTTTAGGCCCAGCAAACATTCCGACCACATCCGTTTCAAAAGGCGTGTGGTCGCTG